GGATAATCAGTTAATGAAGTTTCCCCCTTCATCAATTCTTCATCATCAACAAAAAATCTAGGCACATCTTTTAAAAATGTTTCTGGTGAAATATTATACTGCATTATCAAATGCGGATATAGTGAATTTAAATCAAAAGATACAACCCAATCATGCAATCCAATGATCGGATCTTTTACATATGCACCTTCATAAACCCTTTCTTTCTTCTCAACTACTCTCTTTGGCGGGATAACTATATTCTTTCTTCTCAAATGATGATATATGTATGCATCCCAAAACCGCGTTTGGCCGAGTACATCCTCATAATTTGTACCAGAATCATACGCCATTGTACAAGTCAAATCAATCAGTTTCAACTTATCATCCAGCTTATCAACCAACTCAACATCTTTAAGATTATAATCAATAAATTTCTGATAATCCTCTTTATAAAGATTGTGCAAGTTGCCATGCTCTTTGTATGAAAGCTTACCTTCACCCAACTCAACATCTGCAATATGGTCTAATGTATATCTTGCCTGATTTACATATGTGAATTTCTTATAAAGTAAAAAATAATCCAATTGAGACACGCCAGAAATGTGATAAATTATATGCTCACGGCCCATCCACTTATCAATTTTTTCTTTCACCAAGCCCCATGGCGACAAGAATTTACTTTCACTCTCCCCTAAAACATTATTAATACGCCTAATAAGATATGGCATATCAAACCACTTTGTATTCCAACCAGTTATCACATCTGGTTCAATGGTTTTATATATTTCAATAAACCTTCGGATCAAAGAAACCTCATCTGCACATTTCACATAAAATACATCATCTCTTGTATTTACATAATTTCCACAACCCAAAGTTACAAATTTTCCAGTTTCACTATCCTTGAATGTAATCGCAACCAATTCTTCTTTTGCTTCTCTAACGGTAGGAAAGCCACTCTCAGAACCACATTCAATGTCAATATTCATTACCCTAACTTTTGACATATCATATTTACATTTATCAAATTCTTTACCGATATATTGACACACCCAATCAGTAGAGCCATATAAATTTATATTATAGGCCTTTTTCCATTTTCTAACTTCATCACGACACTCAGTTATGGTGCCAGGCTGGATTTTGTCAACACTCTTACCATCTAATGTTTTAAACTTAGTTTGATTTTTGGTTGGACAAAATAAGGTAGGATAAAATTCTTCTCTGTAATTCTCTTTCTTACCATCCACTATTGCACGAACCAACATTTCATCGCCAATAACTTGGATGTTTGTATAAAAATTGTTCATAGTTCCTTTTTCATAATTAAAAAGGGGAGCCCAATGGACTCCCCGATTGCCAAAGTCGAATTGGGTTTACTGTTCAGTCAAAAATTGCTTATCTGGTTTAGCAACCCTTTTTGTTCCAATTTTTATAGTTTTTGGTCTTTTTTCTTCTGGAACAATTCTCTCTAATTCGACTTTGAGTAGACCGTCATTTAGATCAGCACCTGTCACTTCTACATTTTCAGCTAATGTCCAAGTTCTGACAAAGTTTCTTTCGGCTATACCTTTATGAAGGTAATTGTCTTCCGTGCCACCTTTTGAACCTTCCACTGTCAAAACTCCTGTTTCTGGATTATGCTCGATGGTAATATCCTTAGCACTAATCCCAGCCACAGCAAGTTCGATCTCATACTTGTACTCGTCTTTTTTGACTATATTGTATGGTGGATAATTAGCTGGCCGGAGGGTTTCTTTTGCGTCAAAAGAAGCTAGACGGTCAAAAAGTCTATCGAACCCAACAAAAAAAGGATCGAATCTGCGTATATCTGTAAGTAATGTTGTCATCACTTTATCTCCTTAACTTTAAGCGAGATTAAAAATTAATGGCTGTCAATTGACCCGCCATTCTATATGGAAGACTTATTTCTTCCCTATGTTATATTTAGTCACCAAGTTCCACCCATCCTTTTCTTCGTATGTGAGAATCTTGATTTGACTTAATGGTGCTACGTTATTCTTTGTATCACCATTCACTATCTTAATTAAACCCCATTCTTCTAATAAGTTCGTTATACTGTTTCTACGTGCTTCATCGTTTTCTGAAAAATTAGTAGGCTTACCATCCAGTGCAAATAATTCCTTGAAATGTACAATGTAATATCTCCCTTGCTTGTGTAATATGTGGCAAGACTGATACAAAGTACTTTCTTTCCTAGATGCAATTCCAATTCTACTAAGAGTTTCGCGAACTTTCAAAAAATCATCGGGCTGGTCTAGTTCCACTTCTATCATTGTTTCTATCATGACTTGACCCACCTTTATAAAGTTTCTTTCTTATATATTCAATATTTTCATCACCCAAGATATTCAAAACTTCCTTTGCCTTTGGAATACTATAGTCATAATATTCCCTAATCAAATTTATAACTTCAAAATCTTCAGGCTTAAGCCATTTCTCTGACCTACGGAATTTCTTCCTAATACTATTTATAAAATAATCAAATTGCAACTTATTATCCAAATGGGAACAAAAATTCATCGCATTGACATCAAATATACAATCCAAGTGCTGTGAAAGAAACTTGTTTATGCGGTATGGTTCATAACTCTTTTCAATGTACTCATCACCATCTACCATTATATTTTCTTTTTTGTAGGTTATGTCATTTAAATAAGCAAATATTTCCATTATGTAAACTCACACTGACCCATTATTTCGGTCAAACATGCAATCATATTAATTTCCTGATCAACTACAAACGCAGATTTATAAACATATTCTGCAATTATAATAACTACAGTTGGTACTGAACTGGGCTTCAATTTGGTAATCAAAACATCATATATCTTACGGTAGAGTAAATGTGGATCATTATCTAGGTTGTCTACTGACCATTTTCTTATATTACCAAAATTCTTTTCTTTTAAATGTTTACATAAATTCTCAATATTGACCTGTGAAAAATCAGTCAATATACCTACATCAATAGTACCACTTGCACCATATCTCTGGAGTTCGTTTAATACCCTACGCCAATCTGGAATATGTTTCATGATGAGTTCTGCAACAACTTTTTCATCATATTCTATATTCTCAATTGACAATATGTTTTTTACCCTTACTAAAAATTGTCCAGCCAACTTAGGCAATTCGATTTTCTTTGTCTTGAAATCAATGACGCTCGTACGCGAATGAATAGGAGTAATAATCCTATTGGCAAAATTACAAGTGAAAATAAAACCACAATTCCCACTGAATTCTTCGATAAATCCTCGTAGAGCTGGCTGAGTTGATTGCGGATTGAGATAATCTGCTTCATCTAATAACACCACCTTTCTTCCACCGCTCAGTGATACTGTGCTAGCGAAAGTTTTAATCTTACTCCGTAGTACATCAATACCAGATTCTTCGGAGCCATTAATCATTATATAGTCTACATTCAAATGTTCACAAAGAGCTCTGGCAACTGTAGTCTTACCTACACCTGCCGTTCCACATAATAACAAATTAGGAATTTCTTTATTCTCAACAAACTCCAAGAAGGTTTTTTTCAAACCTTCTGGGAGTATACATTCTTCAATACTCTTAGGCCGATATTTCTCAACCCAAAGAAATTCTTCACGCATAATCTATTTATCCACCATAGTTAGAATCTGGTTCAAGTGCTATCCAATAAGTCAAATCAATATCATTATGTACAAATTCACTGATTGCCTTACTGGAAATCTTAACATTATAATTCCCCCCTAACATTTTAAGATTTTCTCCCTTAAAATACATTTCAAATTCATCACCATTACTATCTCCAACTTCCAAATTAAATACATTAGATGTCGGATCTTTTTTATCCAAAACGGACAATATTATAGAACTAGAATGACCTTTAACAACCATATCAGGCTTTGCTAATACCGAACTCATATTACGAATAGTAGATAAATCCTTATGCTTCAATTCAAATTCAATCTCTGCATCTGGCATTGTAATATCTTTAGTAGGTGTAATAACTGTACTGGGATCGGCATAATAGTATGTTGATGTTGCCCGATCTTTACTAATAACTACATAATTTTCATCAAACGTATA